ATTATTTATATTAGCTATTTCAGCATAATATGTATTTAAATCTGTAACTGATTTATCACTTGCATCTAATCTTTCTTTAGCAAATTCTTCTTGAACATCTAATAATCTTTTTTGAGTAATAAAATCTGAACGTAATCTTTCTTCATCAGTTTTCTTTAATGATTTATTTAAATCACCTTGTAGTTTTATTTCATCTAATACTAATTTTTCTTGAGATGATAATATATCTTCTGCTGATTTTATTTTTAATTTTTTATTTTTAGTATCTTCTTTATTTTGATCAGCAGTAATATTTAAAATTTCTTTTTGTAATTCTACATATCTATCAACAAGACTATTTAAATAATTTTGTTGAGTATTAGTTCCTCTAATAGCATCTTTTTGAGCAGACCAAAGTTCAAATGATAAATTACCACCTTTTGATAAATATTCATTATACTCTTGAAGTATAGGTATACCTTTATTTTTTAAATCTTCAATTGCTTTTTTCTTTACTCCTTCTTTTATTAATCTTTCTTCTTCCTTTACAATAGTATTTTGTAAAGCAATTGCTTTAGCCCTTAATTGAATTAATTGAATTTGTTTACCAATAGCATCATTAATCTTATTTTCATTTAAAGCTTGATTTAATGTGTATCTATTTAATTCAGGTACTATTTTTGTTAATTCCTTATATGCTTGATTTTTTTGCTTTAATGAAGAATTACTATCTTTAATAACTGTTAACAAAGCACTACTTTCAGTTTTGAATTTAGCCAATTCTTGAGCTGATGTATCTGTTGCTTTTTTAAATTCCTCTAAAGTATCATTAACTAATTGTGTTTCTCTATTTACACTTGATATTTTATTTTTAACTTTCTCCCAATTTTGTGTCAAGTATAATAATGAAACAAGTAAAGCACCAATACCTAAACCGGTTAATGTACTTTTTAAAACTGTCATAGCTTTTGTAGTACCAACTGTAGCACTTGTCCATAATGATTGAGATTTTGCAGCAATACCTGAAATTATCGCATTCTCTCTTAATTTTAAATTCTGAATTGCCACAACTGCGTTTAACGCAGCAACTGCAATACGAACGCCTCTCATTATTGGGCGTAATTGCTCATTACCATCACCTAATAATAATATTGCCCCAGTTAATGCCGTAGTTACCCTAGACATTGCTTCCATTGCAGAAGAATTATCTTCAGCAGCAAGTCTAGATGCAGCAAGATCTGTTTTATTAGATCTTAATTCAATGTTTAATTCTTTTAACGCTTGACGTTCTCTATCTAATTCTTGACTTGCTTGTTTAATGGATTGAGCATATTGTCTATATTCTTGGGTATTAGGTTTATTTTTTGATTGTTCTTGCCTTAATTTTTTTAAATCATTTTCTAATCCAACAATAACTGTTCTTTGAACTTCAATATTATCATTAAGTTCAGTAATTTTATTTCTAAAATTCCCACCAAAAGCCGTATTAAAACTATCATTAATTTGTTTGGCAGAACTATCAATTTTATTCGATGCAGTTTGAGTTACTTTTACAGCATCATCTAATCCTTTTTTCAGCCCTCCAACCGATGCCGATATTCTAACTAATAAGTCTTTAATCATTGCTGTATTGTATTAAATAATCTTGAACAACTAAAAATTCACCTTGCTCACCGGCAGAATCATCAGTTAATGTTACTTCACCAGCAAATTCTATATTTTGAACGTAAACACTATTATAAGTATTCGGTAATTCTGCCCTCATAACTGTTCTTACTAATTCTGCTAAATCATATGCTGAAGTTGCAGATTCAGCTACTATAGAAACTTGAATACGAGAAACATCACTTTTACTGTATTCCTTTTTTGTGTCGTTTGCCACTCTAGATATTTGATTTAAAACTATTGCTGGTAGCGCAACGCCTTCAGGTATACGTTGAGGATATATACTAGCTGTTATGGTTGCGTCATTTGAAAGTAAATTGTATAATGCCTTTATTGGCTTCATGATGGACGCAATTTATCGAATATATCTTTATACTTCGTTACAACTTCAACAACATTTAAATCTTTCTTCTCCCACTCAAAGGTTATCAAGTCTTTAGGTTTAATTGGTCTACCCTTTTTCCCATGTGGGCTTAACATAACTGTAGCTAACCACCTAGTTCTTTCCCATTCATTTCTGAACTGTTGTGTTTGGGCATTCCTTATCCCCTCCAATTTTATTCGGAAATATTCAGGCTGATAGCGTTCTAAATCTTCAGGAGTAAATCCTAACTCCCCGAATGCTATCTGTTTAATCTTGAGCCAAGTTAAAGGCTCGGAAGCATCATCTACTTTTTCTTTGCTTCCTTCTGACGAAAAAAACCAGTAACAGAATCTGAAAATGCTTGAATAGCTGGTTGTAATTCTTCAAATGATTCTACTAATTCTGCAATCTCTTCAGATGAATGAAAAGGGCTTTTCTTACCCTCTTTTTTTAATCCAGCAGCAATACCAAAAAATGCACAATCACGCGCAAATTTCATTGATCCGCTAATGTCTTGATTAGATTCTAATGCACTAAAATCCATCATTTTGTTAGCTTTCATTACTGACTCCAATGTTAACATTGAGAAAAACAAAGGATATGTTTTACCATTAAGTTTTATTTCCATGATTGCAAATATAATAAAAAAAGGGAAGCATAAGCCTCCCTAATTCTATGAATTACAGAAACAATTACTTATACTGTGCTAACTGTTAATGCACCTGAACCTTGTAAAGAACAAGAGAAAGTAGCCACATCGTTTACCGGAGCATTCCAAGCAAAAGATGTCATTACAGCAGAACCTTCCAATTTTAAATCACCAGTACTATTAGATGTCATTACTACAGTAATAGCATCACCAGCAATCATGTCATCCAATAAATCTTTTGGAGAAAAGTTAGTTGTAGAACTATCTTCTTCAAAAATACCTTCGCAAGACATTGTCCAGTTAGATAAACCAACTAAAAATTCTTTGTAGTTAGAACCATCTTTGTTTGTTGCATCGATAGTATCTTTAGTTAATTCAAAATCGGTACTTGTCAAGTTCGCGATTTTTGTTAATGTACCGCTTACATCTTTATATAATGCAATCAGCGTTCCGTTTACTAATCCAGTAGTAGCCATATTATATTGTATTTAATTTCTTTTCTACAAGTTTACTCATTGCGTTTATAACATTTGTTACAATTTGATTTCTATTTGCATCCACAGTTGGGCGAAAAAATGGTGCTGGTGTTAAACGTCCAGTAAATTTACCTTTTTTTGTGTATCTATCAACTGTACCATATTCAAATGCATACGCTAAATTAGAGGCATAACTTCCAGTAGCATAATTTAAACCAACTGCAACTGATAATGGGTATCTAGAAGGTTTAGAAATAGTGCCAATACTAATTCTAATAAAAGTTGCCGGAGCAGCAGCTCTTAACTGATCGGTTAACAAATCAGCAGCCGGAAGCAAAGCCATTTCACGAATTTCATTATTCGTTATATTACCTTTAAATTTCCTTAAATCGGCAGCTAACTTATTTAAATCACTTCTTGGCATTGTAATTTTAAATACATTCTTCTATCAATCTCGGATATAGCTATTACATTATAATATAAATCACCATGTTTAACCCTATCTTTTACAGTTAAATCATCTGTATATCTCATCATTATAGTAATAGCTTGTTTATTTTGCCATTGCTCCCCTTTTACGCTTTCAGTACCACTTAAATAGTCTATACGAGCATAATTATCACTTAATTTTGTCCAAGTCTTTACAGCCTCTCCATAATCGTTAGATGCAGACGTATAACGCCATATTTCTATCAATGTATCAAATCTTCCAGCGTTCATTAAGCAAATGTGCTAATTTTATACTTATCTAATAAATATTCTGCGCCTTTAGGCATTTCTTGAGCATTTACTCCTACCATAATATTTTGCCTATTGTCATAATATTGAGCAATCATAAGCAAACAAGACATTTTTAAACTTGCACTAAAATCAGGTATGCTGAATCCTTCAGTAACCTCAACTACATATTTAGTTTCAGTTTCAGTTAAATCAGGAGGTAATGAGTTTAAAAATAAATTAATACCAAAATCAGATAATGGTTCAGGCTCATCAATCCAATCATTAAAGGTAGTTAATACATTTGATTCATTAACGTAATAAACATTTTCTACGTCAATAACCCTTGAAGGCACACGCAAATAATTACCGGTTAATAAAGGACTTCCATTTAATGGATTAACAGTTGCTGGTTGACCAACTAACTCTTGAAACCCATAACGAACAACTGATTCTCGAATTTCAAATCCAACATAATGTGAAGCCATATCTAACGCTGCACTAATTAGAGTTGAAATATATGTATCATCAGTTGTTGATGTTACCCTTAAATGTACTTTTGCATCATCTACAGATATATAATCTGTATCAACATTTGTAC